AAATATATTGTCCATTTGTTTCAAGAGCAATATCATCGTCCCATAGAACAGAAAACAAACAAACCTCTCCTGCTATTGTTGTATTTGTCTGGGCACCTGAGTATGTTGGGGGAGTTGTATCAACAACAAAAGGATAAGGCAGTCCATTTCCTGAATTCCATAATTCTGTAACTTCTGTTGGACTTAAACTTTTATTCCAAAGCCCTATTTCATCAAGAGTTCCATTAGCAAAATACTTTATCACTCCATTATCATCCATAACACCAACATTAAAATCTTCTCCATCATAATCTATTGTTCCAGTCCAATCAGATGACCTTACTGCCACATTTGCTGTAAGATTTACGCCATCCACATAAAGACTTGGCTGTTTTCCAGCCTCTCTTGTAAATCCTACAAAATGCCATGCTCCTTCAGACATATCTCCATAATCATATTTAATATATTGATTTGACACACTTGATAAATCCATTTGAATCCACATCGTTCCGGGAGTAAAAAAGAGAACAAAAGAAGCATAATCACTTCCAATTTTCCTTCCATTCGCCATAACATAAGGTTCAGTTGCTAAACCAGTAATTTTAATCCATGCAAAAGCACTTAGAGAATTCCCGAGATTAATCTCCGCTCTTTTCATATAATCACTTCCATCAAAGTCATAAGCAGTATTTATTTTTCCTGTTGTATTACTTGCCCCAACATTTGTTAAATTATTTACACCAAGTTCATCATAAATTGTTCCAGAGCCTGTTGTATCCTGCTCGTCAAACTTATAATAAGAAACTATGTCATCTATAAGTGCGTCTATCCAGTAAAATGTGGTTGATTTTTCCTGTCCTGGATTGAAGTGCCCTGCATTGACCTGGAGGGCAGTATTGATATCCTCTTGGCTTCCACTTCCATGCATCTTGACAGCGTAGTTTAAGTCTTCATCCCAGTCAATCCTCAGAAAATTCTCCTTTCCCAGCAAACCAGTTTCTCTATCATGTATTTTGTAGAAAGGAATAGGTACCTCTTCTATAGAATAATTGTAAATCATGGATCCATTACTAGTTGTCTGATTGGTCGGAAAAGAAACATTGACGTATCTTTTCATGTCCCTGAAAGTAAGATCGTATGTCCCGTCCAATTCATAGCTTGTGTTGTTGATCATTATTCTGTCAGTGGTTCCAGGTGGCACGTCCAAATCTTTGACCTTCCAGGCAAAGCCCAAATCATAAGGAATGTCTATTCCGATATTTTTTCCATAAATTGTTATGGATAAGTTCTTGTCGTCCAATCCCAGATGGTACCTAATTCCCAATCTTAAATCATAACTCCCGTAAGAAATATCCTTCCAAAGAGTTGCATTTACATAAGTTTGGTTATCTGATTCTATATTTTTATTAAAACTACTTAATTCATCTGCACACTTTATTTTATTCCAGTTTCCCCCAGAATAATAACCCAAACAAAAGACATTTCTGGACCAGTAATCTTCATAGTAATTCGTGAACTGTATCCCGGAATCCTTGTCAAAGAAATAATCATCCTGTGTGTTCCAGATATGGACAACATTTCCGTCGTCGAGGAATTCATAGCCGATTTTCTTTCCGTACCAGATTGGATCCACCGGACCAAAGCCCCACTTGATGTCCTCGATTGGGTCTTCTTTATAAGCAACTATTTTAATAGAATAATTTCTTCCCTCTCTGAACGCAAAGGCATACTTGTTATCCGGAGAGTTTGGCGGTGCTCCGCACCAGGTATATTTACAGGTTTCATTTAACTTAATTTCTCTCCAACCCTTTCCCCAACTTCGATATATTTTCCAATCTTTCAATCCTATATCTGTTTCAAAAGGGGTGTTTCTCCCCCATGGATCATAGTCCATTGGATAAATAAATATATCTTCTCTCGCAGTAAAATTAATATAAGCAAAACAAGGATCTTCTATAGTTCCTGCACAAACCATGTCTCCAGAATATCCAGTCACATCAATAATTCCAAGTGCTGAAAGATACCAAAAAAGCAATGCAAACCCTGCCACACCCACAGGGATCCCGATTGCAGCTGCTTTCTTCAGGACTGTCTGCCAGTAGATTTTTTTTGCCATTATGCGTTCGTGCTCGACTGCACCATTTTAATTACCCATTGTATTCTCGTCGAGTCACCCTCCATTTTTGTGCTGTCGAAGTCAAGTACCTTGACCTTGATCGTCCCCCTTAAATCATCGGCAAAGGTGTAGGGCGCCCCAGCGTCCACGTCCTGGTGCCCCTGGATCAGCGCCTCGACTGAATCTATCCATGTCTTCAATGCGACCATGTTCGCCCCTATGTAAACTCCTGTCAAGGTTATTATCTTGATGGTCCCGCCGAAGTCGAATACATCCGTGAGGTCCGAGTCGCTTAGGTACAGCGGGAGGATTGTCAGCACTGATTCTTTCCTGCAGCTGTTTTCAACTATGACCGCACTTGACCCGTCGTGAAGGGTCACGTCTTTGAGTGTTGTGTCTGCCATTCTTTAATCTCCGTTAACAATTTAATTATGTTATTCACTTTCAATTGAAGTGTTGTCATATCGTTCTGCAATGAATTTAATTTCTGGTTTAATTTTTCATCCATCATATTATCCCCCTCTTCTTCAGGTCCGTCTCGGTCATCCTGCTGGCTCTCCTGACCATGGCATCCATGTCGATGTCCTGTGTGATATTACCTGTTATCTGGAATGTGGGCCTGTACACGACGGACCTTTGACCAGCCATCGTCCTCGGCACGACCTCCTCTCCTTTGTGAAGATAATAAAGTCCCTCGCTAGGAACACGTGGAATTCCCACTTGTCCCCCTCCTAACCCAAAAAGTTTCCCTAATATTCCAAAAGGTTGCTTTGTAAAAATACTCGTGATCTTCCCCCAGATCCACGCCCCGAAGTCATAGGTCCATGTCCAGATGCTTGTGATCTTCTCCCATATCCATCCTCCGAAGTCGAAGACCCATGTCCATATAGTTGTTATTTGGGTCCAGAGCCATCCGGCGAAGTCCTTCGTCCAGTCCCATATCCCAAAAAGGGCTTTTAAAATCCAGTCTGACGCGGGAATGATAACATAATCCAACAACCACTCTCCTATCTTCACTCCAAGTTCAAATGCTCCTTTTCCGATCTCGAGTATCACTGCACCTAGCGCAGCCCCCAGTTTCAGCGCCCAGTTCGCGATCTCAATTCCAATATCCGGCAAGGCAAATCCTGTAAGAGGGATCTGTGGCACTTCCGCAACAGCTTCCCTCACTGCCCCTGTTATCGGTCTGGTCCATTTCAAAAACGCCACTGCCATCTTCATCAAAAGTATAGCTAATGGCCTCAACAGCGTCGCCAGGAAGTCTCCAAATGGCCTGAAGAATATCATGAACGCCCTCCCGAAAATGGACAGAATTCCCTTTAGGTATGGGCTTGATTTTACAAGGATTCCTACCGCCGCCGTGAGCGCTGCCCCTAACACCCCGAATTTTGTTGCGAGCCCTTTGATCCCTTTCGACAGCCCGGCTACTTCCTTTCCGATTTTTTCTCCAGCTTTGTCTCCTCCAATCCCTTTTGCCGAGATCGGAACTTCGATTTTGAATTCTTCTGGCATTTTATTTGATTGTAAGTCCCTCTTTTTTCTTGGCTTCCCTTTCCAGTTCTGTAAAATAAACTAACCGATCATAAGGAAGGTTGTCCACCTGCTCGGGAGTGTACCCGAAACAATGCGCGAAAAACCAGTACATCATCTCGTCGCTCACTTCTTCGTTGCCGATGTGGAAACCCTTCAACCCTTCACGGACTAATCTTTTTTTGAGTCTGTTGGCTCCGCGAACTCGGTGTACTTCTCAAACAGGTAGTCGCTCACATCAGCAGGCAAATTCTTGATCCCGATGACCGTGAAGTCGAACGGCGCCTGAACTATGCACGCTGACAGGATCTTCTCTTGAATCTCCTGGTCGTTTATCTTCACGCTGTGCTGGCCACCAACCACTTTTGAAACAGCACACTCGCTCCTTATTTTGTTCCGGACACCTGTGCTGAGCTTCTTGATGGTGATCTTGGTCTCCTTGCCGTTGATCAACAAAGGGATTGCCCTTGTCTGGTCTCTGACTTGCTGCTTCTCACCAAGCGCTAGGTTCGGCACTTGCTTCTCCTTTTGCTTTTCCATTTTAGCCTCCAATTTATTTAATTAAATATTCGTTGCTGCTGCAGGCGCAGTCTGAATATCGTTCGTGTAGACTATGTTCGTGCAAGCCCTTGCCCATCCAGTGACGTCTTCCTTGACTACTTCGTTAACGTTCTGTGGCAGGGTCTCCTCGTTCAAGTGAACCCCTGTCAAATTGATATCAAGTTCATCTTCATCATCATTCGTGAAGGTCAGTTCAAGTGTGGCTATCTCTGTCCCGCTTCCTGCGTCTGGCGCGCTTGCTGATGCTGTTCCGTTCATGAAGTAAGTCAAAAGGGCTGTGTGGTCTTTAAATGCAGCTGTGCATGTAAAATTGTACTCTCGGTTCTTTGCAACCACTGCTGTCATGAATCTGGCTCCGACTCCATAAACCGGCTCCGCGTTATTGTTTATCACTAGCTCAAAGTTCTGAAGTGCCGCGATGTCTGCTGCGTCCGGCATCTCTATCAACGCATGCGCGAATGTGAATACCGGCTCGACGTCCGCGATGTCAACATTCTTCGTTGTGCCAATATTCTCGTACCTGAAAAAGCACTCAAGGCTGAACCTGACCGGCTCGTTGACTGCCGCGCTGATCGTGCACGTGTTGATCACGCATCCTATCACATAACTATTGAAGTCATTTGTCCCAAGCTCGATTCCCAAATCAACCGTGAAGCTAGGCAAAATGTCCGCTTCTGTGTATGTATGTGTGTAGGCTCCTGCAACTCCATCATCATTGTTTACACCCAAAACACCCAACAGCCAATAAGGATTGCTCAATATCCCGCTTATCGTAAGGGTCCCGCCGTACTGTTTGTTCACTGTTGTTGTCGCGTTTCTCGCTCCGACCCCCCAAATTCTCTCGGCGTTGTTGTTACGGGTTATTGTAACCTCAACACCCTGGCCGAACGGCACGTTGGTCTCGTCGCTTGCCGTGTGGCTTGCTGCTGCCAAACCCCATCCATCCATGTCCTCAAACGCGTAAAGGGCCACTGATTGGCCTCCGCTTGCGTATACTTGTGCGATCTTATTTTCCTCCTGTGTTATTTAATTTATCTCTTTCGAGTATGACTTTTTTTCCCTTTAGATTCTTGTTTTGGCTTGATCTGGGGCGTTTCTAGGGCTTTTACGAGTATATCTGCTTCTTCCTTTGAAATATGGCCTGCCGCAAGATCTGTCATTATTCTCTTTAAACTTTTGTTTCCCATTTTAGTGTGTTTGGAACATTATCTCGTAGTCCAGGTTCCGATGCATGATCTCCGCGCTCCTGTCCGGGCTCTCAATTATCGGTGATATGAATGTCAGTTTAGTGTATGGAAAATAATAAAACAATTTCGAGTTCGTTTTCATGTCATCCTTGATTGTCTGGGTGTAGGTGTCAATATCCGTCACGTTATTCGCATAGATGACTATCACGAATCTTGGGCTTGAAATTAGGTCGGTTCCGCCGATTCCAAACGCGTCCGCCGGGATCCCTGAAAAGTCTACGGCTATTCTTGGGTAGCTTGATATTGTAAGATCATCCCTTGGAAAATCAGGATAGATAGAGTCTCCACTTCCTTGATCATAAATAATTGTATAGGATCCTGTCTGCGCCGTGGTGAATGAAATAACCCCTGTCTCAAAGTTGACCGTATAATCCTGGCCGTAAACCAATAAAGTTCCCCTGGTCACGCTCCTAACATTCTTCACCAAGGTGGGGTTTGTCCCAAGCGTGTGCGTCTCATCAGCATCGAAGGTTCCTGTGTCTGTGGATGTTGTCACTCCTCTTTGGGTTGTTGTAAGGACATCGGCATTCCTAATAAAATTCAGAAGTTCTGTCTTTATGTTTGTCAGATTCAATGTCATATTTATCCTCTTGGATCCTGCCTCTTGGCAAATGAATCATCCAGCGACCCCTTAGGATCACTGGGGCTCATTTTACATGTGCAAAGAATACTACTCTATTTCATTTCTGGAGTATTGCTTCCCTGGTTTGTCCTGCGCGCGAACTCCCCAGCAGTTGCACGGTTTTTCAAACAATCAATTAGTTATAAATGTTTTTGTTTATCTGGACATCTCCCTTTCTATTATCCCAGGCAGTTTGTTGAGAATGGTGTTCCTCACAAAATAAGTCGGCCTGGTCCCTGGGTGCATTACTTTCTTGACTATCACCTCTTCCCCGTCCACGGTGAACTTAAGGGCCTTCTTGACTCTTGGTTTTATCACGTGCGGGTTGGATCCGAACTCCACGTATTTTCCGTGCTCCAGCATGGAGATCATAAGCCCCCTTTCTGTCGGGACCACATTTATTGAATTCTTGAGGTCAGTTCCCTTGACTGGAAATGCGAAGAACAGCTCGTTCCTGAGCGCGTTCGCTATCCTAAATAATATATTGCTCGGTATCATTCTATGAAGAAAAGGTTTACTGTTTTAAAGATTGTGTTTCCGTTGAATAGTTTGTTAGTGACCTTGCCTACCCTATACACTTTTGAGTCATGGGTTATCTTGTCGCGCTTGACCATTGTCTGGTCGTATTGTATGAACATCCTGGCGTCGAAGCGCTCCGTCAGGCCTGCCTTGTCCAGTCCGAAGTCCTGCTTGGGGTTCTCGAACACGACCGTGATTGTCTCGTCCGATCCGTCAGAATATGATTTTTGACCTCCTATGTTAGATGTGGTTGTCGTTACCGGCGTTCTGGTGACCTCCACTCCGAAGTCGTTCAGCGGTCCGTTGTTGAAATCCAAATATGTCGGTGCCATTTTATTAAGCTATGTAGGGCCTTATTTTAATCCTCTTCATTAATTCATCTCTTTCTTTGAATAGTTGTACTGCGGTCTCGCGCCACTGGGTGTAAGGTTCCCCTTTCTGCACGCTGAACTCTCCCATAGTATAACCCACTATATCTGTGTAGGACTGCCCGACTATCCTCGCAACCATCGCCAAAGAACACAGTATATTAATCAGCTTCTTGAAGATCTCGTTTATCTGCAGTAAAACGACCTTGCTTCCGGATACGTGTGTTTGGACTAGTTGATCCACTGTGATCGTTCCGCTGGCTGTGCTGTTTACTTTTGCTGCTTCTCTAAACCCATCCATTCCGTAGATCTCTATCCAGTCGTCCGCGGTGAATCCACTCTCGCTCGCCACGCTCAAAGCCACGCTTGTCCCTGCTGTGCTGGCTGCGTCTGTGGTCGTTGAAGTGGAGCTCTCTTCTACCATCCCGTAAATGTACTTAATCGTGATGGCGTTCGGCTTCTCTATGAATGTGAATGTGCTTGAACTTGGTTTCAGCATAATTTTGCCAGATTCTTTGTAGACATGCAAATTGGCAGCGTCCTCCTGGCTCCCGTCTATGTATAAATCCCTCACCGCAAGTAAAGGATTATTCATGAGAACCAGTCGGTTGGTCCCGTTTCCGTTTCTTGTTTCTATCTTTTCTGTCGGTATGAATACGGTGTTATAATACCTCTCGAGTTGTGGCTCGCACTCGTCTATGATTGCCTTCACGTCCGCGTCCGAGATCTCTGTAGTCCCTATTCCACTGGTCCTCCTGACCGATACCAGTGTCGCATAGTCTCCGTCATATTCTCCCATTATTTCACCACCGCCACTATCAGACCCGTGACAAGGGCTCCAAGTATTGTGAATAAGATAGATGCCCAAACAGGCAATCTCTTTGAATAGTGGTTCGTCAGCTTCAGAATAGATGTCTTGATTTCTTTTATATCTGTCTTTACCTCGTCTATCATTATTCTGTTTTCTTTTGCTAGTATCAGTGCGTTCATTTGTATTTTTTTCTCAGTTTAGATTCTATGTCATCACGAAAAGGAAGATGCTCGTTTGATTTAATTGCGTTGATCATTTGTTCCTCCGTAGGATAAACCTTGATAATGTCCTCAGCAGTCTTCTTGCCAATCCCATTAATGTTCCTGAGCTTTTTTGAGAATTCTTTGTTTTTTTTTAAGGGCTCAAGTTGTTTGGTTTCTACTTTGGTCTCTCCGATTTTCCCTTCTGTGACTTCTTCCAGTCCGAGTTTTCTTCCCACTCTTGCAGGAAGGTCTATCTTTTGGCCCTTATTCAAACCAACCCATTTGCAGTCCTCAGACTTCCCTATTCTGATCTGTCTGCTTGGCCCATTGTTCACGAATTTCATTTTATTATCTCACACTCTATAGGAGAGCACAACCATTTAATTCCTTCAATATGTGTTTCACCCTGCAATTCTTGGCCTATCTCTATCTTTTCCCATCCTTCCTTGCATATCTTGTAAGTGTCCTCGAAATAGCATCTTGTTTCCATACCAGAACTAAGCTTCTCGCAGATCATGACTATGTCCCTTGACTCGCAATAATAAGCACCATCGTCCTGGGAGAAATAATATGTCCCTGACATGGCCACTAAAAGTGTGATTATTGCGCCTATTGTCAAAAGGGTTTTGTTTGCCATTATATCCTATGAATGTTCATGCTTGCGCTTGTTGGATGATCTCCATAGGTTGCAGCTGTCTGCATGCTGACTGTCGTTGAGTTGCTTATGAACTGCAGCTTCAAGTGGTTTCCTGCCGTCAAGCTTGCCGTGACAGTCCTGTAAATTGTTCCAACAGCGTTCTGCTTGGTTGTGTCCTTTTCGAATACTGATCCCTCAACTTCTGTACTGTTCTCAATTAATCTAATTGCAACAATATTATCGGGGCTTGCCTGGCTATCCAAAAATGAAATTCCATAACTTATACTATAAATCCCTGTGTCCTGGATTATAAAGCTCTCGTTTGTGGAATCACTATAATTGTGAGTGATCCTTGCTTTTAAGGGGTCGTCGTGAACGTCAAATGTCACGTTCAGCCAAGTGCCTTCAACGGCTGTTATCGACATATTCGTGTGTGTGGATAAGTAAGTAGGAAGGTAAACGTTCTCAGCAGTCACGTTTCCTGTGACAGTCAGATTGGCCATGGTCTGATAAGAAGTGCAAGTTACCGAATCATTTAACTGGGTGATTGCAGAATAAGCAGGGCAGGCCACCGGATAGCTCGTTAGATTTGTCCAATGTAAATTACCAAATAAATTTACTGCATTCAAATTATTTACATTGTTAAGATCATTATTTCCTGCATCTTGATCGTTTCCCCATGGCTCTGGATAGAATACTGCTGTCACAAAGGCAAGAGCTAGTACAATCCCAAAAATAAGCATAATCAATTTTGTTTTCATTAAGACCTCCCTGTTATCACTGTTGAAACAGTTGAAACTGATTGGGTTGTGGTGGTTGTCCTCATATACGGAAAGTAACTCTCATAACTGTAAATGTCTGTTCCGTTTGTGGCCGTGTATGTCTTGCTGGCCAGATTGAAGAAATCAGTCCCGTTATGGCTTGCCTCAATATTCACTGTGACTGCCCCAGTGTTCCCTGTAACGGTAATAAAAACAGATTTTCTACTGTACCACCTCGTATCGACCTTATCACCATCTGTATCTTCTGTAACTGCACCAAGGTTTGTGACGCCAGGATCCTCTATAAAAACTGTCGGTCCTGTCAGTGCTTTCCTTGTCATATTCTTTCTTATCCTCCCGATTATTTAAATGCTTTTGTTTAAAGTCCGAAGACTGCCTTTTTTTCCGAAATCAAAAAAAGACAAAAAAATAAAAAAATAAAATTACTTATCCTCAGGTTCCTCTTCTGGATCTTCCTTCTTGTCAAACACAGCCATGGTTTCTGGATCCGTCTCGTCCTTTGGCACAAATGGCTTTTCTTTTTTCTCAGATTTTTTCTTTACCATTTTATGCTGCTGATAATGGATCGACTGATGTCACTGCTCCAGTTGCGTGATATATGAAGTTGTTAGATGCAATACCTTCACTGCTTACATCTTGCGTTATTGGTGTTTCTAAGTTCAATAACTTGTTGTTTTCACAAATCCATGAACTGTCATCATCCCCAGTAATCACAATTCCAGTATCTCCACTACTTACTCCAAGTATTCTATTGCCTGAAACTTCACTGAACGGCCTTCCATTACCCTGAATTATACCATTTCCACTTGCTGGAACAAATATAGTATTATTCTTATTCAGGTGCCTTGTTCCGTATATACAAGTTGCCGCTGTTGCCCATGCATAGAAGTGGCAATTCTCAACCACTGCTTCCGCGCAATCTGGGAATGCTCCTGCACTTGGTGTTGTAGTCGCGCCGTATACTCCTACCGCGTAGGTTCCTGTGTCATCTCCGAAGAAAGCACAATCGTGTATGTGTGGTCTCCAAACATATCCGGCTGCTGCGCCTCCATATACAATTGCCTCGTGTCCAGATGTGGCTATGAATGCCAAACCTGCAACCTCGAAATCATTTGCATCTACTGCAATTGTCAACATAGGTCCTGCTGCTGTTGGTGTTTTCAAAGCGCAAGGTCCTCTGGTCTTGCCGGACGAGTTGAGTCCAAAAATCTTCAATCCAACTTGTGTCACTGTCAGTTCAGTTGCTTCCGTGTAGAATCCAGCTGCTATGAAAATTGTATCATAATCTCCTGCTGCATCTATCGCCTCTGTTACAGTCATAAAAGCATCATCCCAATTATCTCCTCCTCCAGAAACACCTGTTGTCTTACCTTTGTCAACATACCAAAAAGCTCCTGTAGTAATTAATCCTGCTCCGTTTATTGCTTGCTGGAAAGTACATTGGTCTGTATATATTCTCTTTCCTCTATAAACTCCTGTCACGTTTCCGTCTTTTGCCATTTTATTCTAAGACAGATCAGTCCTGGACTGCCGGCGTTCCCACAACTAACATGTGGATAACACTTTGTCCTCCACCATGTAAGGTAATCTTGTTTGTAGTAGTTGTGTCAACTGTAACTGCGTGTTCTGTGAAAATTCCAGTAGCCACAGCTTTCGCGTCCACAAAGTGAATCGCCTCGAATCCTGGAAGAATGACATAATCATCATCTTCTGTGCAAGTTATCTGATAAACACCCCAAACTAGTCCTGTGCCTGTCTCGGCTGCTCCTGCTCCGATAGGTCCGCCTATGAGTGAAAGTGTACTCGTTATATCTTCTGCTGTCATTTTTATACCTCCTATAATTTAATTGGTCTGTTTTTTTTCGTAAATTTAAAAAATATTAAAAATTGAAAAACAATAAACAATTACGCAATCTCAGTGATTGAACTGTTGAATGTTGTACACCTGATTATCAAGCACTCGTATACCTTCAAGAAGAACTTCTGTGAGTCGTTGGTTTTCGCCAAGTCCTCGTAAGTCATGTCTTGAAGAACCCTCATCTCGATGACATCTGTGTCAAGGAAATAAATCGCCTTGCTTCCTGAGTCATTGCTCAAGTACATACTTGGAATAACCGGAACTGGTCCCACCATTGTTTGAAGCACTAGGTTAGCGCTTACTCCAAATGGAAGGTTTCCTCCTGCTGCAATGTCACTTGGGCTGTATCTGAACAAGTCAATCATAAGTCCTCTTATGTCCTTCAAAACGCTTGATGATCCCACTCCCAATTTTACTCTTCCGCCGTCATCGAACGCGTACTGAACTGCTGTCTCGATGTCATCCCATTCAAGTGCAGATGTGTTCTTGTCGACCGTGTTGACCCCATCCAATAACTTGACGAATCCGCTGTACTCTGTTGAGTCATCTGACGCGTCTCCGTTAACAATCAAAGATTCTTCTTTCTCTCTTAATTGCCTTGCTTTGCTGATAACTTCCAACTGTTTAGCGTTGGGTGCTCCAACAGAAGCAAATGGATTTCCTGCGCCTAATCCTGCGCCGGTTCCTTGGAATCCTTCAAGTATGTAACTTGGGTATGCTGCTTGTGCCTGGCCTGTCACTCTTCCAACCGCGTAAATGTACTTAATTGCTGTGCTTGCACGAACATAAGTATCGTTCACTTCGGATAGAGCGGCATCTTCAGCTGCTGTAACAGCTCCGCCTTTTGCGGTCAGTCTGTTGTAGTCTGCTGTAAGTCCTTGGTTTGTTACTCTTGGTATCAATTCTACCAATGGAGTAAATTTCCTGGTCTCGTCGATTATCCTTGGGTCCAAGTAGACTGGCACCATTGCAACGCCTGTCGTTCCGTCTCCGCCTGATCCAGATGATAGTGCTTTCAATTGGGCAAATCCAAGTGCAAAAGCGTTCTTTATCCCAGGTCTGATGTCGTAGTCTTTCCAACCATTAACGTAAGGTGTCTCGTCTGGCAACTGCCCAAATGATTGAGCATAAACGCCTTTTGAATTCACATCTATTGGCCCGGTGAATATTCCCTTTTGTTCAAAACTTTCCATTTTATATAACGTCAAGGGGATCTTTCGCCTTTTCCTCAGCTGGTGCTCTTGTTTGAGTAAATGACTTGTGCACTGGCTTCTTCAAAATTGCTTTGATCTCTGCAATGTCCTTTTTGTTTTCCTCAATTCCTGC